ACGCAGTAGAAAAGGGGCTTATAGATTTAACTAACTCCCCGATTAAATACAATAAATTAGCATTTCCAGTTTTATCAGACCTAGTTATGGGATATTTCGATGCTTCAGGTAATCAGTCAGCATCAACAACACGTGTAGTTACTACGGGCTTTGTTAATGGTTATAAAACAGTTACAGTTATTAACCAAACGTTGGGTTACAAAGTGTGGTTATTTAAATATAATGTTTCGGACGGCTCTTTTGTCGGACTTGACGGTTCGTATACCAGCGAAACCAAGGTATTCACTTTACTACCGGGATTCAAATATAAGTACCAATTTGGAAAGACGGATAATTCCATTTTAACCATTAACGATGTGCAGAATAATGTTTTTATAATTGATAATACCACAACAAATTTTGGAGATTTTGTCAAAAGCAAATTGTCCGATGGAACAGTTAAGATTACACCTGCCAATATCCGTTGTGTGGCTCATCAGGGATATACTTTGATTGCGCCAAATCAAACACTTCCTGCTTATATTGCCGCCGCGCAACATGGGTTTACTCACGGGGAAGGTGACATACAATGGACATCTGACGGCATACCTGTTATGTGCCACAATTCCGTTGTCTATGTGGATTCAGAGAAACATGTGCAACCTTTACTTAATGGGGCAAGTGGTAATTATACTACTGCACTTACAATTGCAAGTATGACCTTGGCTACTTTGCAAACATATGATTTCGGCTATTGGAAATCGCTTGATTATACGGCCGTACCTATTTTGAAATTTGAGGATTATGTAATCTGTTGCAAAAAGTACGGCTTAATAATGCAGATTGATCACGTTGAGGGGTTTACCAGTGATCAATTGCAAGCTTTGATGAATATCGTCGATAAATATGGTATGAAAAGAAAAGTAACGTGGTCAGTTGGCAGTAGTACGGCAACGGGTGTGGCAATGCTAGCTATCGATCCTAAAGCTAGTCTAGTATTCGCAATTGCCACATATGACGCAAGCGCAATCGCAAATTATTCGGCATTAAAAACATCTAATAACGAGATTATTTTATCTTATCTCTACACTGGAGGGATAACTGTCGGAGATATCCAAACAGTTAGGAATGCGGGTCTATTAACGGAGGTGTGGTCGATTGACACAAAAACTGATTACTTGACTTGGTTGCCATATGTGGATAGTATTACATCATTTTACTATATACCAAATGATGTAATTTGGTAGTTGCTGACGCATTATCCGACACAGATTCAAACTTCGCTAAATACCCAATAAGCGAACATCCCCCAACGCCTTAATCAAGGGTGTTATTTTTTATGCCCGAAAGGAGATGAATGAGATTTGATTACCTACGGACAAATAAGGAGTTCTACATTAAAATTGCTTGACGAGTGGAGTTCGCGTGGAGCAATACAGGCCGCAAAAAAGGTCGCGGACTACGGATTTAAGATTCAGCAAATCGTCAATGAATCTATATACGAACTTGCCTCAACTACAGCAAAACTTCCCAAAACCCTGCTCGTTCCCCACAATCCCATTAAAAATTCTCTATCTGATGATACGAGTTCAATTCGCCAACATTTACCTGGCGTTGACTACTCCATTATGATTCAAAATGCAGGGTCAACTTATCTAGAAGCAACAGGTCCTGCAACAGTTGTTATTGAACAGTCGAGCGACGGGATAACTTACTCAGCCATTGAAACAATCACCATAGCGTCAACCGTGACAACATTTACGGAGTACAAAAGGCTTATTACGCCTTCCTCGCCAACCAATACAGTCAGACTGAGATTCACCGGTGATTATGTTTATCTGTTCAGAAATTATGTGCTATATCCATACAGTTTCCCCGATGAAGCGTCTGTACCTCAACATTCTCCATGGCGAAAGATTGCTACTCCTGATGATTTCCTTGACTTAAATTATACGGAAATAAGAAGGGATGCAAGGCAATTTGTCCCTTATTCAAACTTAATTAAAACTCCTGAGAATGAACTCTATTTTAACAGTTATGAGGGTCCATGCGAGATACTAGTCCACTATTGGCGCAAGCCGACGCTTTTAACATTCACAGATGTCCAAGCAACCGACGATGCAATGCTAATTGATTTACGCGACGATGCAGCATTAATTATCTCGTACAACGCGGCAGGTACCATAATGAACAGTGAAAATCAAACCGAACATCCAGGAGATTCATTTTTGAAGAAGTACACAGAGAAACGGATGAATCTTATTTCAAGCACTGCTTCCCATATAGCATCATTATCGAATTTGTTTAACTGGTAGGGGGTTAAGAATGGCTACTGAAACATATTCCTTCGATAGTGGATTCGCAGGAGGACTAAGGATTGACATGTCGCCCGATAGAATACCTCAAAATTCCTCTAATGACATGGAGAATATTACTTATAGCGGTGGAACTCCTGACAAAAGATTTGGATTCGCTCGCGTAAATACAACATCATGGGGAGCAACTCCAATCCGTGGAACATTCGAGTTCTACGTCATAGGCAATCCAACTCCCATATTCCTAGTAGCTCATGGTGGAAAGATATACTCCTACAATGAAACACTCGACACAAAGACGGACCTATGCACAGGCACAGTTCTAACGGTCACAGATGCACCTACAACCTTCTTCCAGGTCAAGGGTAAGGCATTCATACTCACCGGAACTGAGTACCTCTACTACGACGGTACAAATCCTATAGCTACAGTTCAAAGCATCGCTTATGTTCCGACAACCGTATTGACGAAGAAGCCTGATGGCACCGGTGGTTTAAAGAATGAAGCATTTAATCATATGTCTGATAAGTGGAAAGAGTCATTCGATGGAAACGGTACGGCGACAGAATATGTAATCACAAAGCAACTGCTACCTGACGGGTTAACGCCAATTACCCTCTCTGCTAACCTCTTCAAGGCTTACATTTATGAGGTTCCAATGACGGAAGGTGCAGGGTTCACCTTTGATCGTACGACTTGGAAAGCTACCTTCACTACGGCACCGGCAATCGGCGTAGACAATGTGCAAATCCAATTAGAGGCAGATGCGCTCATGGATCAAACACTTATCACTAAATGTGATAAAGCAATTGAGTTTGGTGGAAAGAATAACTCGGTTGTGTTTGTCTCCGGGAATCCAAGCTATCCTAATATCGCTCGTTATTGTTGGTTCTTCGACCCGACTTACTTTCCACAAGACCAAGATATTAGCATAGGGAATGATGCTCGTTCGATAACGGGATGGGGCAGGATGAACGACTATCTTGTCACATACAAACAGCCAGGAGATGAGTTTGTTCAGTGGTATTCTACTCTTGACCTAGACGCAGCAGGAGTCATGGTTGTCTCTACAAACGGTCTTAATGACGAGCTAGGGTGTATAGCTCATAAAACTGTTCACCCTGCTCAGAATGGCCTTCTTGCCCTCTCGGACAAAGGCGTTGTGTGGACATGGAGCTCTCTTATCAAAGGGCAAGCGAATTGCAAGATAGTGTCGCAGGGAGTAAATGGCAAGAACGGTATAGCGAGCGGTATTCTCGATAACACAAAAGAGGATTTAGCATTAGCTCATGCCGAGATTAGCGGAAACAAGTATTTACTTCATATCAAAGATAAGGTATGGGTGCTGGATCTTGAATATTCCGACCTCGCGAATAATGTTTATTGTTGGTATCCCTACACCGGCCTTTATGGTAACGCAGGAGTGTTCTATAAGCGTGATAATGTGCTTTACATGGGCGATAAGGCGAACGGCATAATGTACAGGGAAAATCAAGCAGAGGATGCTAATCTCTTCTCAGATGATGGCGCTATTATCGATGGATGGTGGACATCTCCTCTTATGTTCTTGGGTGGTAGGGAATGGATTAAGAAGTTCGAGAGGATAAGGGTAACATTCAAAACAAGTGCCATAACAGAACATATCCTTTCGCTGATATCCGACTTAGGAGTAGAAGACCTTGTACTAGTTCAAGAAGCTGGTATATTCGACTTTAGCTACTTTGATTTCAGCATGTTTACGTTTGGCGTAAATAACCCCGATTATCCATCGACTCAGAGCGAAAAGATAGGATATAAGGGTGAGTACCTACAGGTCAAGATTCGCAATAACAAGCTTAATCGAGGGCTCACAATGCTTGCCATGAGCATCGAATACAGACTTAGAAAGAAGGTGAAGTAATTGGCGTATACTCAAATGCCCGCAATATCCTCCAAAATGGTTGGACAGCCTGACAACTTGAATAGTTTGTATACCCCAGACGAGATAAAGGCAATGCTGGATTTACCTCCTGAAGAGGTTAGGGTTTTTCTGAACAGTTTCATAACCCTGCTTGGCTCAACTAGCGTGGACAATTGGTTATACCAACAGATTGTGGGTGCGGTTCTTAATGGGGTAGCAGATAATTCTTTGACGGATATTAAGTTATCGGATGCAGTAGGTCAGATTAAGGATAGGTTTGCTCAACATATCGTGGAGGCAATAACTGATGCTAATCTATCGGATGCGGCAGGGCAGATCAAGGATAGGGTATCCACCCATACTGCGTTATCTGCATCGGAAACAGTTGTGGCTCATGTTGAATTAGCAACTGCAACAGAAACAACCACAGGGACAGATAATACGAGAGCAGTGCATCCGGCAGGGTTGAAAGTGGTAACAGATTTGCTTATCCCATTAACTAAATCAACATGGGAAAAAATAGCCGAACAAACACTCGGCAGCTCGGTTGCGCAGGTGGACTTCATTAGTATCCCAAGCGGTTACAAAAATTTCAGGGTTGAATTTGACGCTATTTCAAGTGCTGCAGCATTAGCCAATATGTTGCTTACTTTTAATAGTGACACTACAGCAGGAAATTATAGGTATAGGGGAAACCAAACAGGATCGGCTTCTGTGGGCGTAGTTGGATCTACAAGTGCTGCGAATATAATATTAACTAGCGCATTGGCTTACAACACACAACCTTTTAGTTATGGTTTTATCGAAATATCTAATGTTAACCCTTTAATAGCTAAAAGAGTGGTAGGGGCTCATTATTCTGAAACCACTGGACCAGATGTTCTTTTTAATTCTATTGGTGGAGTATGGACAAACGTGTCTAATGAAATAAATAAAATTTCGTTCGCAGCTAGTGCTAATCTTATTGGAGCTGGAAGCCATTTTACATTATGGGGGTGTAAGTAATGCATAAATTAGTTATTGATTGCACAACAGAAGATACAGAAGAAGTCGTATTCACTCCCGAAGAAATAGCGCAAAGGGAATACGAAGCTAGTTTACCACATATCGTTGCACCTCCTTCAGATATCGACACAATAAAAGAAATACAATCTCAGGTTGTCTTTGCATTAGTGATGGGAGGATTGATGTAGATG